TATCCTTTAGAATGAGCTTTTGCTCTTCTTTGTGCATTTAAAGCTCGATTTCTAGACATAATTTCATTCTTGCTCATCTTCTTCTGATCTCCAGCTTCTTTAATTGAGCAAACATGAACCAATGTCCAAAGTCGATTAAGATGCCATTTCTGGCATTCAAATGGTATGTTCAAAGAAATCATCCAATAATAGATAATTTCAGAAGTAATAATTTCTCTTCCGCCATGAGATTTATCTGAAAATGTCGTGGCTGTCATTGAGTCATTAATATACTCATCGATTTCTTTAATATTATCGGGTGATAGATTGTAATACACTTCTGGTTTCACATTCTGTGTAATTGTCATGCACTTAACATAGTAAATAAACTCTTCAATAGTTTTTGAGTCTCTGCTGAGCCATGGCTTTTTCCACTTAGATTCCCATTTAGATATGGAGACAAGAGAATGCTCCAAAGTTATAGTTGACTCTTTTGAATATATAAATTCATTATGAACTTGATCCCATCGTTCAGTTTTTGGAATCACTATAGTAAGCATTCTCTTTTTCCTCCATTAAAATTTAGGCCGCAGGTTTTGCTGCAACGGCAGCAGCTTCTTTATGATCTTCAATACCCTTTGGAATAATTCCATTCACAAATTTAATAGCTGAGTCAGCATTGGATGAAAGTTCCATAAAGAGCTCAACAAAAGCTTCTGTCTGTTCGAAATCCTGACGAAGTTCTTCAGACTTAACGAAACGTCTTCCGTCATCAGACTTCTTACCATAAGACATGAGAATAATCTTCTTAAAAAGTTCAACCAGCTTCTGGTTATCTTTTTCATTAGAAATTCTCTTAATCATTGAATCCAATCCGCCCTTTGCTGAGAACTCAAGTTCTGTAAGCTCAGCTCTGTTGAGGTTGAAATAGAAATCCTCCGACTGTTCATTTCCGTTGTAATCTGTGTACTTAATAGTTTTCTTTAACATTTTTAGTCTCCTCTTTCAGTTTTATTAATTAAAAAAAAGGACCTGTTTCCAGGCCCAATTTGCTTCCATTTTGAATCGATTAAGCCTTTGTTGCAGCAAGCAGGCTTACAACTTCGGCTGGAAGTGGCAGATAAGCATCCTTACCCGTGTCACCGTCAGTTCCATACAGAGCTGCCTCAAGAGCTGCAAGTCCCTCTGCTGAAACCTTTGTGGAATCAATAGTAATTGTTGCAGTTGGCTTATATGTCATGTCGCCAATCTTTACATTAACAGGAGTTGTTGCGATCTCCCAAGAGAATGTAATTGCTTCTGGTGAATCATTAACAGTTGCATAAGACTTCTCAGATGGAGAAGCAGTAGCACCATAAACAAGGTGCAGCTTGTAGCCATGAGATTCGTTATCTGTATCATTACCCAGAACTGTTCTGTAGCAAAGACCAAATGACTTTCTTGCCTGCTGGCCAATTACAGCGCCAGTTGCAATCTCTGTGGACCCATCACACTCCCCAAATTCATCTGGATACATGTAAGCTTCAATTGTTCCACCAAATGTTTCAGCAGCACGAAGTGACAGATACTTAATATCATCTGCATAGATGTCGGATGCATCTGCTCCGGAAGGAGATTCAGTGACTGCTGTCAGACCATTCCAAGCAACGCCCTTTGGATAAGCTCCACTTATCTGTGGATAAAGTACACCTTTGCTGGTGCCAGTTTCATACAGACGAGAACCAGTCTCATCCCAAACTAATTTCTTACTAGCCATATATTATTTTTCCTCCTAATAATATAAATTAAAAGGATAATGGTTAAGATTGTCAGATACATATGGGGAGTTGATAGAAATTCTATTGAACTCTTTAAGCATCTTTTCAATAATTCCATTATCCGGATTTGAATCGATATAAATAATTTGATACCGATTAATAAAAAAGTATGAGTGATTGTCTGCATACTTTACGTTTGGATCATTAAGTGAATATACAAAGCATGGGTACACCATCTTTATAGTAGAAGGTGGCTGATAATAAACATGATTAGACCCTAGTATTTTGCACAATTCATTGTGGAGTGTTAGTCTATCAGCCATTATACAGTCCTCCTAAATACAAAGTAAGATTTGGATATTCAACTGAAAAACTTTCAACTTTCCATTTATTTCCCATCCAAGTAACATACTTTATATACCCAATATTTTCATAAGCAAACTTGTCAGCAACAATGCTTAATGTATTACTTATAGAAATATCATCATTTACTTTAGTAGAACTATTGTATCTGACTGTTGTCTTGAGCAAGTCACCCTTATAAGGCTTTTCAGTCTCTTCAGGAGTGTAAACCCCAGGACTAGTTTCTTTCTGGATTACAAATCCAACTTTTCCATAATATTTAGACATTATTGCTGACCTCATTTACTTTCATTTTGAATCTATTAAGCTCCTGCTTTAACAGACTTTGTAACAACGATTGCAGAGTATGGCTTTGTCAGCGCACCAGAGCAACGAGTCTCAATCAGATACTTCTGCTGGTTGTAATCGATATCAAAGTCATCAAACATCGATACAGCTCCGCCCTTATCAGCACCAAATGTGTAGTCAGCCATGTTAACAAGAATTCCAAGATAATCTGTATTCTCCATAACTTCTACTGTAACGATGCTTGATACTCTGAGCTTTGTTGCAAGCTTAGAAGTATCCTCATACAGTGGATGACCCATTGTATCTTCCAGAAGCAGCATTTCAGTAAGAACTTCTTCTGTTGTGAACAGAGTAGGTGTGCCTGTTCCCTTATAGTCCTTACGAGCACGAATGATGCTCTTGATAAGTTCCTTGTAGTCAATCTTTGCATCAGCTGTTGCAAGTTCGACCTTAACCTTTACTGCATACAGGTCATCATCTGTTGCAATAGGACGAATAGAATCTGTGCTGATATGATCATCAGAAGATGAAGGTCTTCCATCACCAATAAGAGCAGCACGAGCAATTTCCTCATCCAGCATAATTCTCATTTCGCTCTTGAGCCAAGAAATTACATCAAAATCTGTAATATCAATTACATCATCACGATCAATCTTCTGCTTCTTGTAAACAGTTGTAGGAGCAGTTGTTCTCTTAAGCAGTGAGAATACTTCTTCAACCTTCTTCTTGCCCTTTGTATAGCCCTTAGCTCTTGCTTCATCTGCTGTAATGTCAGCAAATGTAGACTTAATACGAGAGAACGGTGTGTGCTTTGCACCATTCATAACTGTAGAAACCCATGCTGTTTCACGCTTGATAAAATCAGGTGAACTTGTAAGATTCTTAGCATCTGGGAACAAAACATCAATGTTCTTGATACCGTATTCATCTGCATGTGCCAGAACAGAATCCTTCAGTGAACCATATCTCTTTGCGTCACCAATGATTTCTTCTTCGTCTGCATGTGTCAGTACTGCTTCGTCGTTTTCCATGTCGTCTCCTTCAAAAACGTTATATTTCATGTTATCTCCTTCTTCCAGATCCGCTTCTTCGGAATCTTCGTCTTCATCATCTTCGTTATCGTCATCATCGTCATCTTCATCGTCGACAATATCTCCGATAACTGCATAAACTGCGGCCTTCTGCCGATCAGTCATTGAATCAAAGATTTCTCCAACTACTGTTGCGTTTTCATCTTCTGATTCTTCATTCTCAGCAGAATTTTCTTCATCACTGTGTTCCATCTTTTTCTTCTCCTTTTTAGTAGAGCAATCTGAATGCTCCAAAGTCACGTCCCGATTATCAATCTTCTGATTGAAATACATTTCTGCTTCGGTCGGACTTTCAGTCCATCCATCAGAATGTTCAAGCATCACATTTTCTATAGTTGCCCCCGAATTTGCTCCAGCAAGGACCAGACTTACTTCTTTAATTGATCCATGTTCAACATTACGGTTGTCATCTTGTCTAAGATGATTAGCAAATATAGACAGATATTCAATATCACCATGCTTTACTAGTTCTTTAACTCTCTGTCCTTCATCAGTGTCATTGAACTTTCCATAAGCCCATACACCCTCTGGACAATTTTCAAGATAAGCATGCCCTAATACATTCTCAGGGTCATCATGCTGATGCATCCACACCAGCGGTACTTTCTTTCCATCATCTTGGGCAAATGCATTCTGTCTAATAGTTCTTCCATCAGTACACAGAATGTCGTTTCTGGTAGCCCATCCACTGAAATCGTAATTTTCAGATTCCATTTTGATTTTTCCTTTCTATTAATCAGTCGAAGTATTTCTTGTTCTTTGGATCTTTCAAGAACTTTTCATAATCTGCGTACTCGTCATCTGGTATGTACGGATTATGTTCGTCAGCAGCTTCAGAATCATCTTGAGTTTCACCAGATCCATCTGTTTGCTCTGGGGTAAATGTAGTCTGTGCTGCTTCGGCATCTGCCGACTGATTAATATTCTTGTTGCGAAGTTCGTCTGCTCCTGGATCATCAGAAGCTGTGAACCCAATAATCCCTCTAACTTCATTTGAAGTGAGGATTTCATTTCTTGTAAATTTATCTGCAATATCCGCAAGATTATTTACAGGAACCAACTTGAATGGATCACGATAATACATTATTGTC